CCCCCATCGTGACTTTGCCAGCTAGGGTATTATGCCACACCGAAATTTTAGGTCGATCGGTGACGCCAGGCGGCGCTAGCAAACGAGGTTACAATACTGACCGATCCGTTGTTCTAAGATCGCGCCATTCAACGGGTGAATGGTGCGCTTGACCAGATCATCGTAGTTACCCCGACACACGTTGGGTTTCGGTAATATATACAAGCCAGGGTGTTTACCGAATAAACGCCTCATGGCAGGGCCATAGTCGCAAGTTGCCATTACAGCCTCGTCGATGCACTGTTGGACGAGGTTGTAGTCTGGCTTGGGCTGTGGCTTAGTACCTCCTACTCTGTAACGCTTGTCCATGCTGGGTGGTAACTGTGGCGTGTGGCTCTTCAAAAAGTCAAGTGAATAACTCAGCTCGTGATGGGCCACACCGTAACACAGATAGTACTCAGAAAGGAGAAAGTCGTAGTCAGCTTGCGGACGAACCGCAAGGGAGGACTCGAGATTCGCTCGATAATTGTAGTTAATTAAATCGAGCACATTAGGGTTGACATAACGCTGCTTATTACTCGTCATGCGCTTAAGGAATCCTGAGAGTTCTTGGTACCCAGGAAAATTCGGGAAAATGTTCTCATACATATAACCCAAATTATAATAATACTCACCGAGGCAATGGTCAAATGATTTCGACTTGACGATGCCTATATTGTTGAGGGTCTTCATGAGGTTTTGGACCAACATAAAGTCGCCATTGCGATTGATTTGCATAAAATGACCCGAGCAAAAAGTGGCATCATGATAGTCATGCACTACTTTACACTCGGCTTTGAGGCCGAACAACTTAAAAGTATCCACATAGTCGCCGTCCGCTGGGCATGGCAACAGGTTATCGTCGCCAAGCACGCAGACATCTTCCTCGTTCAGCTTATTGACTCTACAATAATAGAGTGCACAAACAAGACTCAACAATGAGTTGAAACCTAAAGTCTCAGTCTCACCGGAGGCACGAGTGCCGATAAAGTCAAAAGCCAAACCTGAGGGGTAGCGACCGAACTTCTCAATCTTGAGAGTCCAATATTTGTAGAAAACTTCAAATTGGTCATAAGGCATCAAATGATACGCAAGCTGCACTTCAACAAGAAACAGCAAATACCAATGCATGGAGGCATCAAATCTCGAATAATCTGCCTCAAGAATGGTTTTACCTAGCAAGTGTTCCTTAAACCACTTGCCAGCCTCAAGAGGGCTCTTGCCGATCATATAACCGGGAAAAGCCTTGGCGAGTGCTTCCTCAATCGCTGATGTAAATTGGCAATAACCGAGGTTGAAGACTGGATTTCTACCAGAGATCATCCTAGGGTCCTTGCCAAGTTCACCATATATTTCGGTCTTAAGAAACATATCGATTGAGCGATGCGCCTTCTTGAGGGGCTGTTTGGGTGCGGTGGCCTGTTGAGATAAGTGCCGCCCGGTCTTGATAGAATGCGGGCAAAATGTTGAATTGCCCAAAAGACCGGGTGGCACATATGGTTGGTAAGCCCTCCCTGAGTAAGTGTCGAGCACCTTGTGGGCAACCTCTCGATACTTATTCCTCAGCTTACCGCCTTTAGTTTCAACAAACTCCTCAGCAGAACCGAGTTTGTAAAAAGGCGCTGCCTTCTCAGCGACACCCCTAATGATGTCGCTGAGGAGGCCCAAGTCCATATTTGGCAAGTGAGGCATGTCTTTCAACTGCCTATTAATTAATGATATAGCCTCATTACAGAGGCACTTGCGCGGGATGTTTATGGGCTTCGGATCAATCAATGGAATTTGGAATGCCCTGGTAAACTCGGTTTGATCCGAACAGCCGAGTTTAGGAGGGTTCTCAATTAAGTCTACATCAACAATTGTGCGTCCGGTGCTCGAGCAACGCCCTGCAACAGGCGTTGGCCAAACAACCGTAGCGCACTTCCAAGGCGCGACTTTGGAGAACTGGAGTTCTCCTGCACACGTATCCGCAACTTTCGTAGGTGCGATTCTGTAGCTAAGAGGTCGTGCTGTAATTCCCTGCGAAGTGTCTTCGAAATAGGCGTCGGCGCTGGCGCATCGCCGCCCTTTCGAAAACGAGACAAAATGCCCCGCAGCTTACCCTCATGGAGTTCATTGTAGACCTTGCCACCATCATAAAGGAAGTTCGACTCCTTCTCTTTGGAAGCAATTCCAACGGTGGCTTGAAGTTGATTTAAGGCTAAAGGCTCGAGCTCACCTAGCTCGATTTCAGCCTCGCGTAAATATTGCTGGGCTATTTTCCAGCAATGGTCCCTACAGACATCCGTCGTCGGGTACCTAGGCAGCTTCTTAACGCGAATATAAAGGAGAAGCGGCTGGTCCAGGAGTGATAATAGCATGCCTTCATCACGCTCGAGATTCATTTTATTGAAAAACCTGGACCGACTATTATATTTATCGTTAGCGTGTTTGTCTATGTTGCCCATATCAGGGTTCACAGACAAATTTGGGTCCCAGACCGCTTGTCGCTTACGCTTGAGCAATTTTGAATAAAGGCTAGCACTCCGTGTAATAACCTTCGGCGTCGGCAATTCGCAAGTGGAGTCTGCCCCAAGAGACAGAGGCAATACTCCATCTCGCTCTTTGTCGCGGTAACATCTGTCGCGCCCTCCAACATCGCTCGTGGGCACCGCGCGAACGGATCCACCAAGCGATTCGACTCCTCCACTGATGAGAGAAGTGTTTGGAGTGGAAGAAGCAATTGGCTCTGGTAATCGTCCAAATGCTTCTTCGAAGACTCTAGATCGTTCGTCGCGAAGTGTTGCTGCAGCAGGTGGATGTCCTCCGCCTGTTGCTGCAACTCCGACGCGCTCAATTGATAAGGAGTCTGGTACGAATGTTTCGCTGACGACGGTAACTCGCTTGCCGAGGAGGGGGCAGATCCCTTCAGTTGTAGTGATGGTTGTGGTGCCTCCCTCTTCACGTTTGCTGGACGTATGTAGAAGAGTTCCGTCAGGAGCATTTGAAAGGGGCTTGCTGACCAATAGCCCCACCGCGCTATTTTCCGGGTGCGGATTTGCTCCTTGGTGTCGTCCAGTAACCGCGTCACTGTACGACACGTGTCCCCGCACGCCAGGTCCGTGACCAGAGTCTTGCCTTTGTTCTTCAGGTCTTCCTCCAGTTCCTGGACACGCACTAGCAGCTTGTCGCGCGTCGCCACTAGGCGGGTCACTAATTCCAAATAATGACGCGAAGCTTGATCTACGAGCTTCGCTACTATCGTTTGGTTCAACGCTAGTGACGTTGCGTTGTGTGCCAGCCTCTTGACCCTGTTTACCGTGCGGTTCAGGGCCCCTTGAACTTCGCGGAGGATCTTGTTTTCCGCGACAGTCTTCTCCAACTTTTGCTGCAACTCTACCCGACGTTCTTGGAGCCGGTTGTATTGGTTGCGCGCGATGTTTACACCCCGCGTTATTGCACTGATGATCACAAATGCCAAAAAGAGTAGACTTAATAGCTTTAAGATCGTCTGCACCCAGGGCGGCAAGCACCACGCTAGCAGCTTGAAAGGAAGACATAGTATTTCTATTAACGCCCGCGCTAGCGTCCCTGAAAGCCTCTTGCAAAGAGACTTGTTGTGCGTTTTCGCGGGCATCTCCAGAGAAACTGTCTCCTCGGATGGTTGGTTGATTGGCGCCGCCTCGAGCTGCTTTGCAGTCTCTGGCGACATGGCCTATGGCCTGGCACTTGTGACATTTGCGAGTGTCACAATTCTTGGCGACGTGCCCGGGATTATTGCACTTGTGGCAAAGGAGCTCCATGCTGCAATTCTTAGCTACATGGCCTACAACTTTGCACTTGTGGCAAGCGCGATTGTCCACGGGTTTGTTGGCGGGGTGAGGTGGGGCACTAGGTGTCTTAGTCAAAGCTTTAGCCTTTGCTATTGCCTCTTCTTTGGCAGCGGCTTTGAGCCGCTTGCCCTCCACGACATCACCAACCAATTTACGCAATCCCGTCGCTTGGGGTCTTACGGTTCCCGAGCCGTTGTGGGGTCTTAAGGTTCCCGAGCCTTGCACCTCGTCCACAACGGAGAAGGTGCTCTGGGTGGCTAACAATGGTGTTGCCAAATCGCTTTTGCCGAGGTCAGCAACCCCCGGATCAGGGGAGCCTTCCTCGACGCGGTTGACCTTGCTTAAGGGCCTATTAGCGCCGTTGGATACGGTGTCTATTTGGGCGTCCATCATATTTAAACCACTCAGAATCAGGGTTTCTATGGGGCCCTCCCAATATGGCTAAAGGATTTACGACAGCAGTGGGTTGTGTCAGTGACTCACAAAGTGTTTGCCCAGCTAACGCAGTTGGTTCGGACCCCGAGGCCCTACACCACCAAACTATGGATTCTGCGCTACGCATCGCGGTCGGTCTCCTTATCCAAGGGATTGCACCGCGAATTGTTTACGTCTGGGACACACAAGGTGGAGTGACACCTGCTGGCACCGAAGCCGCTTGTTAGCGGCCCCCACGACCACCAAAATCGAGTCGTGGGATGGGGCCATTTGTTATAAAGCTGTGCCCCCTACCGGTAACACCCCAGCT